TTGTTCTTAAATGTTCTAATTGTTGTTTATTAACTCTTGATTCTAATTTTGTTTCTAAAGTTTTTTGTTTATTTTCAAGTGTTTCTAATTTTGCATAGTAAGGTCCTGTTGCTTCACCTTCTTTAGGCTCTGTCTTTTTTAACTCCTCTATTTGTTGTTTAACTAAAGCTAAATCTTTTTTTACAGGACTACTTAAAAATTCATTATCTTTAAATTTTAAAGGCTTTGTATCAGTTTCTAATTTAGTTTTTTCATTCTTTAAATTTTCAAGTTCTTCAGATAGACGTGCCTTAGCTTCTACTATTGCATCGCCATGTTTAAAATCTTTAGATCTAAGATCATCAAAGATCTCACCAAATCGTTTGTTGTCAGTTATAACTCCAGAATCTGTATCTTCTATCCCAACAGATAGATCTGCTATTTGTTGATCAAGATCATTGATACGATCTTCTATAGTGATCTTACCTAGTTGTTCGTTTGTTTTACCTAATAGAACTTCTAACGCCGTACGATGTCTTACTGCTTTAGACGGATCAGTTAATTTTTTAGCAATTGCTTTGGTAACGTGAAGACCAGCAATTGTGCCTGCTACTCCCGGAGCAGCTAAAGTTCCTTCAATTCCAACTGCTACCATTTCAGATTTACTTAAGAATTCTCCTTTTAAACCATAATGCTCGAATACCTGACTTGCTACTTCTTGAAGACCTTCTCCACCTAATGGTGCTGCAATTTTTGTAATAGGTTTAACCAATAAAAGAGCAGCTGTCTTAGTACCAAGGTTCTTATTTATTCCTCGATTAATAGCATCTCCTACTTTATTCATCCATTTAGTTGGGTCCACTTTAATAAGCGGTGTTCCTGAAACAACTCCTTTTAGAGCTTGAACACTAACTTTTTCAGCTAACATACTAAAAGCTGAGGATATTTCTATTCTTGCTGCTATTTCTGGGGTTAACTCTTTTCCCTTATTTTCAGGTAAAGCTTTCCATTCCTCCTTCATCTTATTAGCTTTACCTATAGATAGGCTAGCTAACATACCTATTTGTACAGGTACGTTTCCTACAGCTAATGCTAAAGTAAAACCTACGCTATCAAATCCTTTTTTTAGAAAAGTTCCTATATTATCGAAAGCATATTTTACAGCTTCTACTGAACCTTTTTGTTCTGCAATTAATGAAAGAGCTACAGAAGCTCCTGCCATATGTTTCCTATTTATTCCAAAATATTCCGTGTACTTTTTAGACATCTCTTTAATATTAGCTAAAGTCTCTGGATTCTGAGTAAAAGAGCTGGCTATTAATTCGGCAGGAAAAGCAAAGCTTCCCATAATTTGATTAAAGGTTTGACCGACAAAAGTAGTAGGAGCATCAGGATCTGCAGATGCATTTGCTTCATCATAAGCAGCAAATGATTTAGCTATAATTTCGTCTTTTAAAAGTAATTGACTGCCATCCTGAGCTATAACAGTCCATGTTTCATCTTCATGTTTAAAAACATTATTACCAAATTGTTCAACAACTTTACTTCTGCTTTCTAAAGGAGTCATTCCAGGAGCCGTCCGTAGTTGTCGTTCTATCTCTTCGTCTGACAGTCCTTTTATTCGATCTGACATTGCATCTAGATCAGCGACAGGATTATAGCTTTCTACCCCACTCTTATAGATATCCGCTGTTGTCATATCTTCAGTTACTGGGTCATCTATAATTGCTTCTTCTTCAAATACTCTCCTATCATCTGGTTTTTCTTTAGGTTCAACTTTTGCGGTCTCTTTTAGTTCTCGATCTTTTTCTATTTTAGTAGGTTCAATTTCTTCAGGAATTTTCTCCAAGTCTTTTTTCTCAACATCTGGAACATCTACATCTTTTCTATCAGAATCAATAATTTTAGCAGCAGTACCTCCTGGAACATCTATTGGTTCTATTTTTCTAGGAGCAACATCACTTTCCTGGATTTCTTTATCTGTTTTTATAATAGGAACTGAAGTATCCGCACGAGTATTTTTTATCCAATCAGTAAGTTCTGTAACATTATCATTAAGGTACTTAATAGCTTGTTCACTAGTACGCCCAGTAACACCCTTAGATTTCATAAACTGTTTAGAAGCTATTTTTAAACTTTCAGTACCTCCATCTAATCCCATTAAGAATGCATCTTCATTTGCTATAACAGCACCTAGTAGATTGCTCCATTCTTGAGGAACATCCATTGGCACAACAGGTGCTTTCTCTTGAACTTTATCTTTAAGAGCTTCGGTATCTCCTTGTTGTATTGCTTTAGCAATACCTCCTGGCGTAGCAATATCAGCTGGAGCTATGGAAGGTTTGCTCCTTTCATCTGCTGCTTTTTGGTATTCTATCCGTTGAGCTAATACCTTAGCCTCAGACTCCTGTCGTGCCTTATTTTCTTCTTCATCTTTTGCTTCCTGTTGTAATTTACCTAAATCTTCTTCAGCTTGTTTATACGCTGGTTCTCTTTTAGGTGGTTTAACACCGGCAGTAGGAACTTCTGTTTCAAAATCGTCTAAACCTAATTCAAATGGTTTAGCAGGAGGAGTTTCGATAGTAGGAGGAACTCCGGCGGTAGGAACATCAGTAGTAGTGTAATCTTTAAGTTCTCCATCTTGATAATGTATCTTTTTCCAATGAGCCATGCCTTCTCTAAAACTTCTAGCTTTATGAGATTTTGATTCATATTCATCTTTATTAAATGGTAATTGTTTACCTCCTGCTCCAACCTTAAATTCAGGAAATAATTCAATTCCAGCGTCTTCTATTTCTTGCATACTAGGATGCTCTTTTTTAGTTGCAGCTATAGCATCGGACATACGTTTAAATCCAGTATTATAAGAAGCAGAAGCTAATTGTTGAGATTGCCGTTCACCAAATCCTTTTTTCTTCCAAGCTTTAATATGTTTAGCTAAATATTTAGCTCCAGCTTCTATTTGATGGTCCTGATTAGTAACATCAAATTTAACACCAGTACCTTTAAACATCTCTTTACCGGTTTTTTCAGTTACTTGTAATACACCTCTGACTCCTGTTTCTGAAACAGCTGTATTATCAAAATTAGATTCTTGTTTAGCTAATGCTGTAAATAATTCTTTAGGAAGCCCATGTTTAGTTGCAGCATTATCTAAATCTATTTGTAATCTTTCGGGAGCTAAATCTTCCTCTAATTGACTATCAAATAATTCAGTTGCAATAGGATCTGGAGCTCGTTGTACACCTAATTTATGAGTAGGCATAAGCATCTCTGCTTCTGTAGGTGCTCCCGGAAGTTCTACGGTGGTATTATCTGGGGATTTTATGTGGGCTTTTTGTTCAGCTACTGCAGCAGTATTTTTATGTCCATTACCATTGCCATTGCCAAATACTTCTCTAGCTCGAGCTACTTTCTCATCTCGAATTCTAGCTTTGCTTTCTAGTAAGCGATTAGTTAAGGAAGTTGATCTAGGGTCTTGCGGAGTTTGTGCGTAGTCAGGATCTACAGTAGCAGCATTCCCAAACAGATCTTGTTTGATATTATCGAACTTTCGCATATTACCATTGTCTGTAAGGAATTAACGTTTTGGACTACCAACTGGAGCTCTACCTTCTCGAGAATCTATTTCTTGCCATCTTTTAAATTTCTTTACCATTTGTTTCCAAACTGAGTCATCTACCGTATCCCACCCAAGAAATTTTCCTATTGCTGAATTTCTTGCCATTGAAGGCCAAGCTTCTGGATCAAACCAATGACCTTCTGCTCTATATTTATCATATTGTGCTTTAATTTTTCGCTGTTTCGTTGTTCTTGACTCTATCTGTCTTTGGCCAAAATTATCTGGTAAAGGATTATTCTTCATATACTGACCAATTCTTGCTTCAAGTAGTTCTCCACCTTGTTTTTGAGCTTTTATTGATCCTGCTGTTCTATCTCTTACTTGCGGTATATAGCCACCACTTGTAAGTTCTTCTAATAGTTCATTAACATTAGCTTTACTCATATCACTATGTTTATCTATAGTCATTATTGGGAAGTCAGGACGATCCCAAGGAATCCAACCACCATCTCCGTCATACCCTCCCATTTTTGTTAGCAACTTATGTACAGCTACATCAAATGTGGCTTGTTGGTGCGGCTCTAAATTAGGAAATGCTTTTCTAAGTTTTTTAGTTACTAAGTTTACTTGATCATATAAATCACTTCGACTTACGTCTTTAAGTTTGTCTTCACCTAAACTTTCATTAAGTGTTTTTTCTAAAGATTTTCCAATTACAGCTGTTAAACCATTTTCTCTTATATCAAGTACAAGATCTCTTTGTCGTCCTTTAAATGCATTAATTTTTTCTAGTGATTCTTTCATGTACTTAGTTTCAAAATCAGCAATAGCATTTCCACTTGTAATAATAGCGCTTAAAGTTTTATTATTTTGAATATCAGCAGATATTTGTTTATTTAAAATTGATTTAGCTAACCCAGGAAACTTCTCTCGATACTTGTTGTATAAAGCATCCCTAAATTTCTTTTGTTCAGATTGAGTTCCGTCTCTGGAGAACTTAGTTTCTTTATTCCAAATATCTACTATATTGACTTGCATATCATCTAAAGCACGAATTATAGGTTCTGTTAAAAAGGCAAATTTTTCAGGACTAGCATCAGGATTGTCTATAACCCATTTGTTACCTTTGTTTACAGCTTTTACTAAATCGTCATAATTTCCTGTTTCATATGCATCAGATATTTGACCAGCTATGGTAATACGTTCGTAATCTAGAAGAGTTCTGCCTCCTTCAACTGCTAGTTGTCTTTTAAATGCTGCTCCAAGAGGAGATTCAGATAGAAGACGATTAACTGTTGTTTTAACTTGCGCATCACTAGCAGCTCTATTTTTTTCTCTAACTCTTTTTTCAACAGTTTTTTTAACATTAGCTATAACTTCAGGAGTGTATGATCGTTCAGTACCAAGAACTCCTCCTGCGTCTATAATTGTTTGAGCGTCTAATTTTACAGTAGTATTTCTTAAAATAGCATCTGCGTATTGCTTAAGATCACCATCCGCATCGGATATATCATTAGTTTTGTTAAACTTAGTAATAGTATTCATCATCTCTCGTGCTCCCTCAGGATTCTCTAGTGGATCAAGTTGTGATAACTTACGCACTTGCTCCATTACACGAGTTTTATCATCTACTTTTTTCTTTCCTGCGTCTAATGCACCAAGAGTTTTTTCTAAATTGTCCATCTCTTTAGAGCCTAGAAAACTTGAATCAAATGAACCCGGGTTCTCAGCTATAGTCCTTTGACGAGCTGCAGCTCTTGATTCTCCCAGTTCAGGTGTAATATTAGAAAGAGTGTTATAAGCTTCGTTCTTTATAATATCGCCGTAAGTATCAGAACCTTCGTCTACGCTTTTAGAAATTTTACCTAAGCCTTCGACTAATGATTTATTAGCTTGTCCAACAGTTCTTAAGGATGCTTCAAAACTAGGGGCTGCTTGACTTCTCCATGTTGGGACTGCCATATCTATTCTCCTTTAAACTACTAGTTCAGACATTGTATAACCACCTGGAGTCTGAGCAGCTTTCCATGCGTTAACGTCTCTGGCATTAGTATTGTAAGCAATCTTTCTAGCATCATAATCTTTATTCCATGCAGCTTTTTGAAAACTAAAAGCATCTCTACCTAATTGATTCTGTTCTCTAGCAAGATCAACCTGCTGTAATCCAGTGTAAGCTTCCATTCCTTTTACTCCAAGATCTAACCAACCTTTAACTCCACCTAGAAATCCATCACCACCTAATTGTTTACCTATGTCATCCCACCAACTTGTTTCTTGTCCGCCTGCCTTTGATTTCCAATCATTAGTATTATATAAACTTTCACCCCATTGAAAATCATTCAGTCCATCCAAACTACTCTGATTCATTTGAGTTGCGTAAGACTGATCCGACTTATTATAACTATCTAATGCTTTAAGCTTATTACGTCCTTTCATGAATTCCTCATGACTAGGTACAGGTATTGATTTTCTATACCCAGCCATTTGTTGTAAATCCATCCCCATATTCATAAATTGACTTTTTATCTTGCTGTCGCTCCAGCCTCTATTACGTGCATCCATCATCATAGCGGCAGTTTGCTGGTAATCAGGTTGCCATTGCGCCTTTGCCATAATATTCTCCTTGGTCTTTGCTTAGTTCTTTGTCAATATTACTATGATTTAATAAAGATGTCTATTACAGATTACTATATAGCAACTTGACCGCTTACAGATTGCTGTATAGTTTCACTATATGCATAAGCTAAGTATGGTACATCATATTGTGCATTAAATAGAGCATAAGTTACTTCTCCTCCTAATGCTGCACCTCTATTAACATTTCGTAGTGAGTGGAGCATTATATCTTGTGTCCAACTATCTGTTGGTTCTAATGCTGCTTCCAACAGACTTAACTCTGCATCTTTTTCACCTGCTCCAACCATCCATTGTGCTCTTTCTTGTCTTAAATTTTCAGAAATTTGGGCTTCTTTTTTTAAGTCTATTCTATTTAATCCGTTTATAACATCTAAAGCAAAACCAACTATTTTCAATGGGTTAGCTAAGGAAGCCATATCAAAACCCATTCCACTGTAATGAAAGCTAGAAGGAGCATTTGCAGGCATAGGGCCTATAAAGCCTGGTGCTGCTTGTCCATATGTAACGCCTGGATCCCAGGCACTAACAGCTACCATAGCAACTAGATTAAGGATCATTGCTAGTTCTTCGTTATCTCCTGCTATTTCTGCAATAACTACTTGAATAATGTACTGAGCAGCCATCTTTATAATGATATTCGGGAGAGCTGCCATAAACATCCCCCATGCTGTAGTTAAAAATGTTCCAGCAGCGGCTGCAGCAGCTAATTCTGCAAATGCAGCACCCATAGCAGCAAATCCTTCTACTATCATTGGCCACGCAACTATAACTATAACTACAATGATAATAATCATTACCAAAGCTGTCAGAAAGCTCATGCCTTCATGTACAATTTTTTCATAATGAGCTATGTATATAGAACAATGACACCCCGCTAGAAATAATCGAGCAACTTTATCATGAGATAAGTCTTTGATAAAATTATGAATAAAGGGAACCATTAAATCCCCTTTATTCCCAAGATTAAATTTAACTACTCTAAAATGTCCACTAGACCCATCAACAACTCTACAAGCAGCAATTGGAGCAACTACTGTATAAGCGTCTAATCCTGAAGGTTTACAACAATAGTAAGTAATTGATTGTCCTACAGTTGTAGCTTCTGAAGCTGATTCAACTAATCGTAATACACCTGAACCATTGTTTTCGTATACTAAATCAGGGGTTAAATAAACTAAATCACTAGTAGAACCATCTGCTTCTTGTAAAACAGGGGAGGGATTATTATAGGACATGCGTTCAGTTACTTGTAGCCAATTAGTGGCTTCTCCACTAGTAGTACCTGGATTGGGCACACCACTGCCGTCTAGAAAGTCCTGTACTTCATCTAGATCATCTGCTTTATATCCTACGTTATAGGTCCCTTTTCCAGACGAAACGTAATAGTTATATTTTAAAATTCCATCAACAAATTTAGACATATCTGAATAATATATGCCATTTTCAGGACTCCCACTATCTGCGTCAATATCTACTAATGAAGTAAATTCATAAGTAATATATGACCATTGATATGCTAGTTTATTATCATCTGTTGTAACTAGTAGATTATTCTGTGGTTTATCATCTCCTGTTGGAGAATTATTGTAAGTACCTTGTGTAACGCCTTGTGAAGGATATAAATTTTCAAACATGGTAAATAAATATGACATCCCCGCTTGAGAGGTATCCCACATACGCACACCAAAATTTACATAAATATGATCTAAATCTCCTGGAGCAACACCTGATTCAGTTACAACCGTATCAAGAATTGCTTCAGCATCTAATATAATTCTATCTAATAAATCATCAATTTGAGTCCTTTTAGTTGCTCCAAAAGTAGTGTAATCAGCATTACTTAATCTTAGTGGAACACAGGGAAGTGCTTCAATACTAGCGCCGTCTTGATCGATAGCATTTTCTACAGTATCTAAATCCGTATATGTTCCTTCTCCTACTTTATATATAAATAGGTATTGCCTAGAAGGAGCGCTGTCTCTGTAATAAAAGGAAACGTAGTGTAATTGCGTGGGTTTAGTAGGTGCTGTGTAGGTTCTAGTTATGCCCCCAACAGTTGCTGCATTATATACTGAAATTGTATAGGTATCCGGTCCTGAATTATAAACAATTGTATTAAGATTAGCTTCCCATCGTTCATCAGCAAATACTTCATCTTCAGTAGCTATTTCACTAGTTATATCAATATCAAAGTGATTAAGAGACGGAGTTACTGTAACCGTATCTGCGGCAGGGGTAATAGGACTCGTACTCGTTGTAGAATGATCTACCCCTATGGTATTAGTTCCTACATTATATCCTGCATTCTCCTGAAGCCAGTATTTAGCCCAATCAACTTTTGATAATGCTCTTAAAAAAGAACCTTCAGGGGTACAGGGGACACCATTTAGAGTATTTAATGCAGCTGTTAATTCGGTATAATCTATAGTTAAAATATAGGATTCTACAGTAGGAAAATTTTCAAAATAATTCCCATTGTCAATAAAATCCATAAAATCTTTAACATTTCCCTTAAGACTACGAAATGCAAGATGATAAATTAAATTGCCAGAAATATCTTGGTTTTCAATAACAGATTGAAGAACTGAATTTAGGAGGGGATTCTTCTTATCTACATCATCAAACAGAGGGATATTATGGACTTCGTAGTATTCAATAATTTGGGTACTTCCGCCGTCCATACCAAGAAGTACCATAATAAGCTGTACAACCATCTCAACTACTTGTACAACTGCTTCAACTATAAATACAATAACATCTATAACCGCTTCAAAAATAGAGGCTACAAAACTCATAACGCCTCCTATCCAGTAGGTTCGGCGTTAGTTATTTGGGTATTAATATTACCTGTCCCGGTTTCATTGATAGCAACAACACCTGTAGCTGGTACACCTGCAGTAGAAATATTAATACTCCAAGCATCTAAAATAGTTTTAAGATATTTCTGGTCTGCATTCCATTTAAAGCCTTTGGCTTGTTCAGCAGATAGCGCAGCAGCTCTGCCCATAACACTAGTAGTGGTAGGAGCTGTTTTAGTTTCTCGATCAGTTTGTGCAAATTCAGTAACTTCTTTTTGAAATAGCAAAGACTGTTCTGCGTTACCTTTTTGCGCTCCTATAGTAAAAGCTACAGCTTGTTGTACAGTAGCCTGTATTGCTGTTAAATATACTGTCGCGTAATCACTACCAGTAATCCGACCTAAATTAAACTGAGCAGCCATATGAGCATTAACAGTTTCCATCATGTCATCAAATATACCGGAACCTGTTACTACGTTATCAGCACTAGTAGTAACATTCTGAGTTAAATTATTAATGTCAATAGCCATATTATACTCCTGCGCTAAATCCTGCTGCGCCTTGTCTAGCAGCAAGTTGTTCTAATTCTTCTCTAGTAAGAGGAGGTAACTCTCGTACATTAAATTTCTTAGTTACATATGGTTCTAAGACCTTTTCACCGTTAGGACGGGTAACAGTTTTAAATTTTTGCATTTCAGCATGTTCAATTTGACGAACAATAATTGTTGGAACATGCCAACCTTCCTCATTATTAAAAGGTACAAACTTCTTAATCATTTGACCATTATTAATTCCTGACATACCTACAGTAAAGATAAGTCCTGGATAATTAACCATATTAGGATCATTAGGAGTAACTATGATACGAACGAGCTTCATAGCTTGTTGTGTTGGTGTTAAGTTATCTATAGCGTACATATGTTTTGCTTTTGCAGCTCT